GCTCGAGAGCCCCGCCGGCAGCGGCCAGCACCAGGGCCCGAACCGCCGGCCGGGCCAAGATCCAGAAGGGCTGGAGGTAGATCGGGACCGCGAAGCCAGCAACGGCGTCGAACAGGTTGCCGATCACACCGAGGGCCCAGGCCTTCTTTGCCGGGCCATCGGCCGGGATCTCCTCGAGGCCGGTCACGGCCAGGCGGAGGAGCTCGACGACGAGGAAGCCGAACTCCGCCACGGTCAGACCGTTGGCGGCCTTCAGCCGGGCGCTTGCGACGAAGGCCAGGCAGGCGGCGGTGAGCTTCTGTTCCGGGTTCATCTCTTGCGTCTCCAGATGTCTCGGGCCGGAACAGCCACGCGGGCAGCTGCCCCGCAGGTGCATCGCAGATACTGGACCGCGGAATCCCCGCTCCGCTTCGATGTGCGGATCTTCATCCGTTCACCGCAGCGGCAGCGATGGTCAGAGGCCATTGGCTTTCATCCTCGCGAGGGCGGTGGCCGCTCGGGCCCCGATCAGCGCGTCGAGCTTCTTCCGATCGGCGGCGGCCTTGCGGATCGCGTCGGCCTGGTCGTCGGCCTCACGCTCGACGATCTGCCGGCGCTCGGCCTCGGTGAGGTTCGAGGCCGCGAACAGGTCACGCCGACGGAGGGCGACGGTGGACCGGGGGTAGGCCGGGCGAGTCACCACGGAAACGTCGTAGAGGCCCGACACGCGGTGGATGGTGCGGGTGATGTTGCCACGCTCGTCGGTGGCCCACGATTCGTGCTTCGGGTCGGCTTTGACCGTGAAGGCGAACGAAGAACCGGCGACGTATCCGCCCCGGATCAGGGTCAGGTACTCGTCGACACGGCCCGACGGCTGGGGCGGGCGGCCTCGGTAGTCGAGCCCTTTGTCTCCTTCGGCCAGGTCGAGCGTCTTGTTTTTTGTCCGTCCGAGGGGGAAGGACTCGTCGTGATTCCACGCCAGGACGACATCGAGCGATCGGCTCTTGAGGACATCAGCGAAGGCCCCGCGGTCGAACTTCTCCCGGAAGCCGAGATCCTCGGACCAGGAATCCCACGGGGGGGCCATGCCGGAGATCGTCGGCGGGCCGTCCTCGCGCTCTTCCACGCCGACCGGGGCGAGGTCTGCCACGAGGAACCGCGTCTCGATCTCGTCACCGTCGGCGTCATGCGTCCGGTATTCGATGCTCATGTGGTCCCCCTTGCGCCGGCGACAATGGTGGCCGCGGAATCGGACAGGGTCGGGTAGGCCGCGGCGATGACGGCCTCGGCCGCAGGGGCGGCCAGCGTCCCCGCGGAGACGGCGGCCAGGACGGCCAGGAGGCTGGAGACCTGGGCCTCGGAGAGCGAGGAGTCGGCCGCCTCACGGAGCGGGACGAAGCCGCTCTGGATGTAGGTTTCCTTGGCGGCGGGTTCGTCGAGCTCGGGGAAGTCCTCGAGGTCACGCATCTCCGCCGGGGTCATCGCGCCCCACTTGGCGAGGACGTCATACAGGGCCCCGCGGGCGGCGCTGTCACCGCGAAGCAGACCGCGATTGTCGACGCGGTATTTGCAGCCGGCGTACTGCGGGCCGCTGACCACCGGGGAAAGGATGGTCCGGTTGACCGCTCCCTCGAGACGCATCTCCCAGGGGGTCAGGCACCACACCTGGGCCGACAGATGCTCTTGCTCGGTGGTGGCGTATTTCATCGCCTCGCGGACGCCGACCAGCGATCCGGGAACGCCGTAGATCGTGGCACACTCCGCGGTGACATCCCGCCGAAGTTGGCTGAACTCGGAGGCTTCGTTGCTGTTTGATTCGATCGTCTTGAGTTGGGCCTTCTTTGGCAGGATCGCGGCCCCGCCGCGGTTCCTCGAGCCGCCGTAGATCTCCCGCCACTGGGCGCGGAATGCGTCGATGGCCGGCTGGTTCAGGCTCTCCTCGGTCTCGATCACAACGTCGGGACGCGCGCCGTTGCTCCAAAATGCCCGGGCCGCGATGTCTAACTCTCTCGCCAGGGCCACGCTCGTGTTGCACAAGGTCGAGGGAACGAGGCCCTTAATCCCGTTGTCGGAGATCCATCGAACGTGGAGGATCTCGTCCTGGCTGAACGGAACCCAGCCGGTCTGGCCCTGCGGGCCTGAGCCGTTGGGATACAGGTAGCGGTAACCGATGCTCCCGTCGGACATCCGCCGCGGATCCATCCGGCTCGGGTGGAGGAGCTCGAGGGCGGAGCAGAAGCCACCGTCGACACCGGGGACGATCCGGGAGTACCCGTTGCCCCACAAGGCCGTGTGGTAGATCGTCGATTCAATCCATTCGTAGAGCGACTGTGTCGAGTTGGGCCGGTCGGTGAGAACGGAATAGCAGGGGAGGTCGACGGCCGCAGACTTCCGCCCGTCGGGCGTGGTGCGGATCACCCGCGGCGGCATCGACGCCACGGCCTGACTCAGGAACCGCACACACGACAGAATTGCCGTGGTCCTCACGGCAACCTCGGGCGTCACCGCGTCGGGCGAGATCCACGCCGACCAAGGCCCGGAGCCATCGGACAGACCGCGGAGCTCCACCGCCGGGGGCGTGGGCTGGGGCCGGGATCGCGCGAACGGAATGAGGTCGAATAGTCCCATGGCAGCATGGGACAGGGCGGGCCCGTGGCGGTGAAGTTACAGGGCCGTGAGGGCGAACGTCCCGCCCTCGGGCTCGGCGTCGGTGGAGGCCAGGGCGAGGGCGTTGATGAGGGCGAATATGGGGTCGACCTTCTCGGAACTCTTCGCCTTGTCGGGGCGGATGTTGCCGTTCATGTCCTCCCAGATACAGACATTGTTCGATGCCCAGGACATGATCGGGGATCGGTAACGCAGTCGGCCGGTCTTCACGAGGTCTTCGAGCATCTTGGCGGGGCCTGTCAGGTAGCCGATCGACTGCCTGACCTTGTGGACATCGAGACCGTCGGCCTGCATCCGCGTGGCGATCCAGTCGAGGTGCCACGGATCACCGCCGACCCCGCGGCACTCGTGGCCCTCGAGGAAAGCCATGATGTCGGAATGGACTCGCTCCTGGTCGATCCGGCTCCCCTCGGTGACGCGAAGCCAGCCATCCCGCACCCAGGAGGAATACGGGACGTTGTCCCGCTTCTCTCGCTCGATCATCCCTTCCTCGGGAACCCACGCCAGGAGCTCGGCGTCGAAGCTGCCGTCGGCGGATCGGAACAGAAACACCGCCGCCGTCAGATCGTCGTGATCAGCCAGGTCGAGCCCGACCCAACAGGAGCGGCCCTCGAGGGGCTCGACCGGATCGGCTTGGCATTTGGTGAACTCGTCCCCGTGCCACCAGCGGGCGTCCTTTTCCGTCCAGCAATTCAAGGAATACCGAAGCCAGCGGCCCATCTTCCGCGGATCGGTCAAGGCGTCCTGATAGTCGGCCGCGAACTCGTCCTCTTGGAACGTCACACCCATCGACGGGTTGGCCTCGCGCCACACGGCGGGATCCCCGAACCCTCGCGGATCCTCGGGGTCGGCCGCGTAGATCACGCCCATGAAAGACGGGTTGGACTTCGGGTCGGCCAGGACGAGCTCGGCGTCCCGCCACCACTGGTAGCCAACGCTGTTCCGGTTGTCTCCAGCCGTCGAGATTGCCAGGATCACGCCGTTGGGTGTGGCGCGCGTGGCGTAGGTCAGGGCGCTGATCAGTTGGTCGGACTTGTGGGCGTGGATCTCGTCGATGATCACGCTGCCGTTCAAGCCTTCGTTCCGGTATGCGTCGGCCGACAAACACCGCAAGACGTTCCCGTGATCGCGGTTCCTGATCAGGGACTTTGAGTCGATCACCTCGAGGAGCTTCGACAGCTGCGGGGAAGCGCTGATGAACTTGGCGACCACCCGGTAAATCTCTCGGGCCTGGAGCCGGTCGACGGCGGCGAGGTAAACGTCGGAGATCGGGGCATGACCACAGAGGATGTACTGGGCCACCGCCGCCATCAGGAAACTCTTCCCGTTTTTCTTCGGGACGAAGACACACCCGCGGCGGTAGCGGAGCCGACCGTCCTCCCGTTTCCATCCGAACAGGGGCCGGATGACTCGCTCCCTCTGCCACTCGATCAACCGCATGGGCTCGGCCGGTCCACCGTCTCGAGACGGGACGCGGCAGAGCGTCTCGACGAACTGGCAAGGGCGATCAGCGGCAGCGGCGTCGAAGTGGTAGCCCTCGACCCACTCGGGCCGGTCACGATCGCTTCGGGACGGTGAGGAGGCGGAGCGCGGCGTCCTCTTTGGACTCTTCGACATCGGGGGCGTCCTGCGGAATGCGGGCATCGGATGCAGCGGTCATACCGAAGTCTCTCGCCAGGGCAAGCCAGTCGCGCCTCGTGTCTCTCAGGATCTTGACCAGAGGGTTGGCGTAGGCCCCCTTCTCCGTCGTGGTCGTCCGCTCCTGGGTGGAGAGCTCGACGGCCATGGCGTCCATCTCGGATTTCAGCAGGCAGCAGAGGCCGAAGGCTTCCGCCAAGTCGGGCCGCAACCGGCGCGCGGTGATCAGCGCCGGGGCGTGGGCCTTCCAGTAACCGGCGGCCACCCTGTCGGCCTTCACGCTTGCCGGCATCGCCACCGCGGTCGGCTTTGGCGCGCGGACCTTGCGGCGGAGGGTGTTCCGACCGATCGCGGAACGCTCACTTGACGGCTTTGGGGCAGGGCCACGCGATCCCATCTGACCTCTCCAGGATTTTCAAAACCCGCAGGACGCACACGCAGGCAAGGCCTGGGGTTTTGGGCTGTTTTCAGGGGTTTCCCGAACGGTACCCTGGCTTTTTTGTAAGCCTAGAACATCCGCCTCTGGGACACAGTTACTCGGTCTCGCTTCGTGTAGCAGTTGCAGCGACGGCACGCACACTGGACGTTGTCCCATGTGTTGCCTTTGGTCCGCCGCGAGAGCGGAGTGATGTGGTCCAACGTCGCTTCTCTCGGGTGAGGGTTGCTTGCGCTTGTGGCCTTGATCGTCTTGACTCCACAGATGGCGCAGATCCATCCGTCTCGATTGCAGACGGCAAGCCTAGTTACCTTGCTATCGAACTCGACGCCAAAGCGTTTGCATCGGGTGCGTAGCTTGCCGTTTTCCCTGCCTACCTTCTTCTTCCTGATCAATCGGCAACGACTGCACCTACGTTTCTCGCTGCCCCTGGGGCCACCGCAATCGGCACACTGCCGAAGAAGCCTGATCCGGTGCAGCCTTTTGGCTGAAGGAAATAGCATTTGCTCCAGGGCTATGGCGCGTGGATCGATCTCTTGCTGGCCCCACGCATGGAACCACGAACCAAGATCTTTCCAGGAAAGGAGAACCGCGTGTTCTGCTGACTTCTTTTCTCCTCGCGTTGCCCCAGCGCACTTCCGTGAGCAGTAGAGCCCCTTCATCTTCTGCCGTGGATTCCCCTGCATTGAACATTGCTTGCCACACCGGACGCACTCGTATCGGTGAGGGACGGCGTAGCGTGATCCGAGACCTCGGCACTCTCTCCCACAGAAGTGGCTCGGGCTCCTCGCGTGTTCCTTCGGTCCAATCCACAGCGTCTTCCCGCAGTGCCCGCATTCCGACTGAATCCTCCCAGGGACGAACGTAAACCGATCACTCCTGATCCGCTCCTCTGGCGTCTTCCTTACGCTCCATTGACAATGCCTGCTGCAAAAATGACGGCTGTGCTTGGCGTGTTTTCCTGGGCACAGCCACAGCGTCTTCCTGCAATGCCCGCACTCCGACTTGATTCTTCCTGGAAGGAACGTGAATTGGTCGCTCCTAATCCGCTCCCTGGTTGGTTTCCTTAGCCTGGGCTTCTTCGGGAGTGGCGGCCCGCCTGGTCGTCGTCGCCCGAGACACGGGCCGCACTTGATCGGGACAGGCCCGCGAGTCCCCGCATTGATCGATTCCCCGCAGCACTGACAAGCCGAGACACGCATGGCCACCTCCTTGTGGGTGGCCGTTCTCTCTTCTTTTTCTCCGTGGGCAACTCGCTTTTTTCAGTTCACTCCCCTCCGCCTCTGCTCCGCTCTGGTCTTCCTCCCGTGGCAACGCTCGCACATCGTCCGGAGGTTGGCGTCGTCGTCCGTCCCGCCTTCCTCGAGCGGGATCAGGTGGTCGACGTGGGCTTGGCGTCCGCTCACGGCTCGGCGGCACTCGTGGCACCGCATCGCGTCCCGCAGCAGGATCCGCGTCCTTCGGGCTCGCCAATCCGAGGTTTGGTAGTGGGCGATCTCCTTCGTCGGCCTGGTCGTCACCGTCATCCGCTTGGGTCGCCAGGAGGGGATCTTTGATGGCATCACATCCCCCACGGCATAGGCTCAGAACGTAGCGTCCGCGATCTGCTGACCTGTCGTGGCGGTTGTCGCCACATCAGCCAGCCGACCGCTTGCAAACGCTGTCAGCGCCGACGAACACGCCGACTGGATCGCCGCTGATGTGATCGCTGCCGTCCCGGTCGTCGCATCGACCGCGACCCCAGCGGCGACCAGCGAAGCGGCAGGAACCGCGAGCGTTCCGACGCGAGTCCCGCCAGCGTAAGAGGTGCCGCCGCGAACGTCTCCCGTTGCTGGATAGAAACCAGTCGAGATCGGGTCAACGAGCGTTTTCTTTGAACCTGCTGTTGATCCTCCGACCATTTGGACCAGAGCGACATTGGCTGTCGTCGCCGAAAACCTGATGATTCCAGAGGTGGGCGAAAATCCGTTATCTGCGTATTCCACCTCAGTGAGTGTGACACCTGATCCGGTGCCTCCAGCAACTCCGACTTGCGTAGAGCTTCCCTTGGCCCTCGTCACAACAAATGTGCCTACGGCCCCGGCTGACAGGCCAACACCACCGACTCCACCAACTGCCGTCCCGTTGATAGTTATGGTTGGGGACGTTGCTGTTGCCGCGTTGACGCCAGCAGCAGATCCAGAACCGCCGGAAACCGTCCCGGTTATCGTGACATTTGCGGAGCCTGTATTAAAGCCGACACCAGGGCCAGTAGTTCCGCCAGTGACATCTCCAGTGATGTCGATCGCGCCGCTGCCGCCAGGGATAAAGATCGCACCGACGCCCGTCAATCCAGTGACATTGCCTGTCACGGTGAGAGCCGATGCGCCAACCCCAAAGCTAACCGCGCTGCCGTTGCCGGAAGCGCCAGAGGCTGACGACACGGCCCCAGTGATGTTAAGATTCCCTGCCGTTTGGCTGATACACGCTGCCGATCCGCTGCAAGTCACGGACCCATTTATGGTGTATGTCCCTGCGGAAGAGATCGACATCAATATGGTGTTCTGGGAGATCAGATTCGCGTTCAGCGTCACGCCAGACGCCAGCGAAAACGCGCCGCCAGCCGTAGCAGTGTTGGTTCCGTCGTTGAAAGCGTCATTGCGAATCTGAGCGACGGTCGTGTTGACGTTGATGGCGATTGTTGAAATGCCATTCGCGCACAGAACGTCCGCTGCCGTAAACGTAGCGGTTGCCGCCGTTCCGGTTGGAGTCGTCGCCCAAATCGCGCCGTTGATGTTTCCGCTCGCGCGAGCGAAGTAGGTCGCCATTCAAAGCCCCTTTGAGCGGAGGAAGTCCACCACGGCAGATTGCACAGCGAAAAACGCGGCCTGCTCTCGCGGGTCTGTTATCTCGCTCTCGCGTCCGCGCACGAACAGAACCGCAGCGCTATCGAGCGTCTCTCTTGCGCCATGATCGTTAATACGAACAGGCACACACTGGAGGCTGAACGAGATCGGTTCTGTTCCGTTTTCCTGGAGTCGCTGGGTGATTGCCAGCGACACATCCCAGGCCGGGTATGCCTTGCCGTCCGATTCGATGATTGCGTTTGATTTCATGTCGCTCACGAATAAGAGGCGGTGGCGTAGTCATCCCATGCGACATTTGTCGCCGTGAGCGTTGCGGTGATCGCACCGGCGGCCGAAACCTGCGATCGCTTGATCGTCCACACCGATGCGGAGGTAGCGGAACTGGCGGCGGCGCGGCCGGAGTAGGAGTAAGGCGAAGCCCACGCGAAGCGGCGCGAGTATGAAGGCGCAGAAGCTCCGGCCGGACCAGTCGGGCCGGTGGCACCAGCGGCCCCGGCCACACCCGCAGGGCCTTGCGCGCCAGCCGCGCCGGTGCTTCCGGTGGCTCCAGCCACACCGGCCGGGCCAATCGCTCCAGCCGCGCCGGCGGGCCCCTGGATTCCTTGGGGGCCTTGCGATCCTGCCACACCAGGGGAGCCGGCGGGGCCGGCTACACCCTGGGGGCCGGCGGGCCCCGCAGGGCCCCGCACAGGGCCAATGTTTACCCATGCAAGCCCGTCCCACTGAGCGCCGTAACCGGCCAGAAATCCGGCCGGTGTGCCGGCGGGGACGGGATCAGGGAGCGTGTAGATCCAGCCGGCGGTTGGCGTTGCCGTTGGCGGCCAGGCGGCGGCAACACCCTTGAAGAACGACGAAGCCCCCGAGGGCCCGGGGGCGTTGCTGACGGACACCGAGACCGGATCGTCGCTGATCGAGACGCTGATGTCGGTCACCGGGTCACCTCACAGATGCCCTCAAGGAAGGTCCGCTGGATCGAGCCCGTGGCGATCCAGATGGCCCGCCAACCGTAGGTGCCGACGGCCAGCGTCCCGGTCTGGGCCTCGGTGATGATCAGGGCGACAGCGTGGGGCGGTGTCGAGAACGACAGGGAGCCCGAGAGCTTCACGCCGTCATCCCGGAGACCGTAGATCTCCCAGGTGAGCGTGTAGCCCGTGAGGTTGAGGTTGACCGTCAACACGCGGCGGAACTCGTCGCCACGGCGGAAGCCGAGGTCGACCGCGCCGGGAGTCTGGGATGCGTCTGCCATGGTTCACACAGCGTCTACCAGCCCAGAGTGTCGGTGAAGTCCGAGGGCGGTGTGTGACCGTTGCGGTTCCTGATCTCCGCCTTCAGCCGCTCGATCTCCTCCTGGCTGGGATCGGCTCGGGCCTTGCGGCCGCGCCCCTGCCCCCAGTGGACGTCGGCCAGCTGGTCGGCCAGGCGGGTGACCAGGAGCCGTCGAGAGACTCCAGCCAGCCAGGCGGCGTCGTCCTGGGTCAGGCCCCGCGCGTGGGCGTCCCGGATGATCCGCTCCTGATCGGGCGTCAACCGGACGCGGTCACCTCGAGCGGCCATGGGGAACCTCCTCGATCGTGACCTCGGTCAGATCGGCATCGCCCCAAGCCTTCACGACACGATCGTCGAACACCCGCCGATCGTCGACGTAGGCTAGGCCCTTGAGGGCGTCCTTGATCGCCTTCCCGATGTTGTCGGTGTCCCCGAGGTTCTGGCCTGGGATGTCGGGGGCGGATGTCCGGAGCTCGCCAGACTTCGTGAGGTGCGACTTTGGCCGGCGGAAGGTCACGGTGACCCAAACTCGGACGGGGTGTGTGGCCAGCTTGCACCCAGCGGCCTTCGCTGCGGCCCGGATGGCGGCCTTGAAGGCCACGACCCCGTTGTCGGGGGTGTAGTGGTGGCCGTTCCTTGCAGACCGCGTGCGCGGTTGCGGGACCGGCCTGCCGGGGATCTCGAGGTGGATGGACGTCGTGGGCATTCGCCCACGGTACGGGTGATCAGTCGGTGGGCAACTCGGGTTTTGCGGCTTGCGTCGAACCCTCCGGAGTTTCCGGACTGTTGCCGCCGCTCGCGGCCTCCAGTTCTCTCCGCAACCGCTGCACTTCGGCGTCTGCCTTCAGCCGCTGGATCTCCGATTTGACAAGCGCACGACGCAACACCTCGGCGTCGGCATCCGACGATGGCTCGTCGCTGACGACGCGGACGGATTCTGCTTCGTCCTCCTCCCCAAGACCCCACGCCTTGAGGATGTCGTGCCACGGCCATCGGAGAACGTGCAGCCCGTCTCCGCGGACGATCTCAAGCGTGACCCGCTCCGTCCTCATCCCGCTTTGCCCTTCGCCCGTTTCGCTCACCGGCACTGAGCGTTCCGCGGCATCGGCAAAGGGGCTGGCAATCGCCTCGGCCCGGTAGTCCGCGGCCTGTTCGTCTCGTTTGGTCGCCATGCCGTCCCCCTTGTTTTCCTGCTCCACCGCCGATGATGCCGAAACACTTTTCGGTAACATCGCGGGGTAACGTGCCGCCAACAGTCCCTTGCCATACCGCCACGCCTCGACCAACGCCTGGAGCCGATCAACGCCTTGCTCCAGCAGGTCACCGAGAACGCACCGGCAGTCCTTTTGCACATCTTCCGGCCACGACTTCACCTCGTCGCAGGCACGTTGAGCGGAAGCCTTGTCGAAGCCGAAGGCGCGGACAATCGCCTCCCCCAGCGTCGGCAGCGGCCGATCCCGGCCGTCCTCGGCCGCTCGGATGGCGGCGTCCCTGTCGATGTCGTGGCACCATGCGTGGGTCATTCGTCGTCCCCCATTTCGTCCAGGTTGTCGATGTCGTCTTGGGTGATCTCTTTGAGGTAGGCGACGATCTTGAGCATGGCAGACGAAGCCTTGACGTTATCTCCGTCGTCGCAGCCAAGCCTGCTCTTCATGTCCTGAAACTCTGCGTTCAAGAGCTTCTCGACATCACACCGCAGCTTCCAGCAATCACCTGCCATGCTCACCCCTCCCGCGGTCTCGCCGCTTGAATAACACGATCCCTTATTCAACCTTCGGCCGGTTGCCTCACATCCCCGTCGCCGTCGTGCCGGGCTTGAATGGCCCGTTGCTGTAGCCCATGTCGATCTGCACCAGCCGGACCGTCGCCGCCCGCAACTCCGCTTGCGACAGCAGCCGCCAGGACGATCCGCTGCCGACGAACACCCATGTGGTCGGGTCGTTGGTCGGCACGGTGTCTGGAAAGCCGCGCCAGTCGGCGTAGCCGGGATAGGTCTGGCCGTTGATCGTCACCGTCACCCAGCCCCTGAACAGCGTCGTCCGTGGGATCACCGCCGGGACCGGAGCCTTCCGCGGAGCCATCGCCCCCTCGCCGGACGCACCAACGAGAGCCAGAGCCGCTACCGCTACCAACGTCGAGACGAAACGCATTTCAGAATCCCTTCGAGGAAAATCGTGGCCGCCGTCGTGACGCACCACACCGCTAGGACACCAAGAGGGGCTCGAACCCTCATTTCCCCGAAGGGATCCTGCCCGAGGGCCAATTGGCCTTGGATGATTGGCGTCGTTGTCGATCACCGCTGGCTGTAGCGCCGGCAGGCATACCAGCGGCCATCCCGCCCCTGTGCCGTGCCCTCCTCGAGCACCGTCCCGCCGTTGTTGCAGCAGGCTCCGAGAGCCGCGGCCGGACTGCCACCGACGCCAACACCTTCGTAGGTCGCCCCGTGGCTTGCCGCATGCACCAGCGAGCCGCTGGCCGCCATCGCCTCGGCGTGGCCCTGAGCACCGCGGGTCACCGTCCGGGTCGAAGCCGTCGAGCAGTTGCCGCCGGTGCAGGTGCTCGCCCTGGTCGTCGTCACCGAGCGCTTCCAGGGGCCGGCGTGGGCCGAGGTGGCGATCAGGGACAGGGCTACCGCGATTACGATCCGTCGCATGGGAAATCCTCCGTGGGGAAAGGGAACTGGGTCGAACGTAGCCGAGGGGGGGCGGTGGGCAACTCGGTCAGGGGCCAGCGCGGGCGGCCTCTCGCTGCCGCGTGGCGGCCAGCCGGGCCAAGTCCTCGTCGCTCCAGGTCTGGAGAGGTGCCGCGGCTGGAGCGGCCCCCTTGCGAGTCCCTCCGCGGTCCTGGGCGTTCCGGAACCAGGACGACAGGAACTTCCGCCAGTTGGTCCGCTTCGCCCGATCCGGGTGGGCCTTCAGCCACACCCCAGCCGCCGCGAACTCCGCGTCGAGGTCGACAGCCGGGAAAGCCGATCGCCACTCCGAGCGGTCCTCGGGGGTGATCCCCTGCCATCCCGCTTGCGCAGCCCATCGAACCTGCTGTGGCAAGCCGGCGTCAGCCGGTCTGGCCACAGAAGAGGGAAGTGGAAGTGGAGAAGGGAAGTGGAGAAGGGAAGTAGTAGGAAGTTGGGCCTGTCTTGGCGCTCGCCCGGGCGCGCCGTCGTGCTCGCCAGGGCTTGTCTTGGCGCTCGCCAGGGCTTGCAATTCATGAACCTCACCGCATGTTGGGCCGGCCGTGTAATTTCCCGGCTTCGCTAACGGGATCGTAAGGTTCAGGGAAGGTTCCCTCGGGTGGGGGGACTGGTGGGCGGTGAACTTGGTGATCAAAAGCCACTCCGCGCCCTCGGCCTCGAACCGCTGGAGGAAGCCCCGGGCCTCGAGGTCACCGACCAGGGCGGCGACGTCGGCGTCGTCGAACGGGAGGATCTCCGCCTTCAGCCGGCGGGGCCGGTACTCGACGATCCCGTGGCGGTCGGCCTGGCACCAGAGACCAGCGAACAGGATCCGCCCCAGCGGGTGGACCTCCCCGAGGAGGTCATTGGTGAAGAACCCAGGCTTGATGCTTCTCGTCCTTGCCATCACTTCCCCCCGATCAGGTTCAAAGGAACAACGCTGCCATCTGCCATCACCCGGCTGATCCGCGGCCCGGGTCGGAGCCGTTGCTCGATCTCACACAGGAGCTTGTGGGCCGGCAGGGCCCCAAGCTTCCAGTCGTCCATCTTCTCGAGGATCAGGGCCTTGATGTCCGGCAGGGCCTCGTTGGCCGATGTCTGGATCAGGGCCGAGAAGTCCCGAAGGAGGGCCGCCTCCACATCAGGGTCGACCGGCTTGCCGTGGCGGATGTCCATTCAGACCAGCCGCCATTCCATCTCCGCCCGGCCTGCCGCCGACGGAACCTCTCGCCCCGTGGGGACGACCAGGCCATCGCGGACCAGATTCCTCATCCGCCGGATCACCTGTTGATCGGTGAGCCCACACAGGTGGGCAATCCGGGTCTTCCCGGCCGGGCCACACTCCAAGGCCACCAGGATCAGCCCCTCGTGTTCCGTCTTCATCCTGGGGGTGACGGCCCGCGCCGCCGCCACGCTCGTCGGCGGATCGCTCCGCCTGGCCGAGGCGAACAGCGGGAGCCCGCTGTCGTCCGGGGCCGGTCGGTAGTCGTCGATCGTCGTCCTCATCGGCATCCCCTCCCGTTCTCGATTGCCGCCCATGCGATCTCCCGGAGCAGCTGCTCCCGGTCGGTGGGCTGGTCGAACTCCACCGCCTCGAGCTCCTGCTGGAGCTCGTCCCACACGCTGCCGGCCGCGGCGGGCTCGGGATCCACCACCGGGCAGACCAGCCGCATCGCGGCCGATCCCCGGATCGAAGCCTGAATGCCGTGTGTCGAGCAATATCGACGCTCCCCGACTTCCCACCGGCCAGCCTGATCGCAACCGTTCTCCGTGCAATCGCTCATCGTCTCCCCCTCCTTGTGGTGTCGATCAACCCATCCCACCCCGGCCGCGTCGATCGGCCGCCGTGCCATTTCACGGGGGTGGTTGCCTCGGCTCGTCAGGATCACGACCGAGGCTGCCGGTGATCGGCCGTGCAAGTGCGGCCCCGCTCGTCCGGCTCACGGGCCCATTCCGCCACCGTGTGAGGCGGGGCCAGGGCTGGCCTATCGCTGAATCGTCCGCTCGAGCTCCGCCGATTCCCGGACCCTCGACCGGATCGCCAGAAGCTGCGGCGATTGACAACACTCCATGCCGCCGCCCGTCCTCTCCCACCAGAGGTTCAACTCCTTCCGCAGCGCGGAAAGGCTGGCCTCGAACTGGGCGATTTGCTGCCGACGACCTTCCGAGTCGTGGACGGCCTGATAGGAGCGCGATGGGCTGCGGTGCTTAGCCATGGGAACCTTTCAGGTCAGAACGGCACATCGTCGGAACCACCGGCCTCGTCGCCTCGGGCCGCAGCGACAGCCGCCGCAGGCGTCCGGGGCTTGCTCGCCTTCACCGGGGCCGGCTCTGCGGCCGGGGCCGGTGCAGCAGCGACGGCACCACCGCGGACCGTCCATGTCCCGCGGATCGAGTCGACGCCGACATTGGTGCGGGACTGGTCATCCACCCAGCGACGGGTCGACACCAGCACCCGCTTCCCGCGGAGCTCGCGGGGATCCAGGTCGAGCCCGTTGGAGCGGTCGATCTGGAGAGCGTCGGCCAGGGCCGCGCCGAACCGAATCCCCCGGGCCGTGTCGCTGATCTTCAGCACCGGCCAGGCGTAGACCTCCGCGCCCTTGATGGGCTGGAAGACCACCCGCAGGTTCGCAGTCCCGTCGTTGTCGAACTTGTCCTCCGCGCTCACGATGACGCACTCGTGCCGCCCGTCCTCGAGGGGCTCGGTGCCCTCGATGGCCTGTCCCGGCGTGTAACTGGTGAACTCCATCTCGATCCCTCCTCATCCCTCGACGACGGTGGCGGCCGGTTCAACCGGCTCCGAATCCCCCGCCGCGTGTTCGATCACTTGCTTCAGTTGGATCACCGCCCTGGCCAGCAGCTGGCAGCGGCGCGGGTTCCGCGACAGCCGCCATTCCTCGACTACTTGCCTCGCCCGTTGTGCGATCTCCTCCGCGTAGGCCACCGCCTGGAGCGTGTTCAGCGAGGGGATCGGCTTGTCGGCATAGGCCGCGGCGTCATCGGCTGCGTCCTTGGCCGAATCGATCCGCCGCCTCATGCGCTTGGCCATCTCGACGAGCGGGTCGGGGACCGGATCCTCCGCTTCGCGGTCCCAAACTTCCCGCCATGTCCTCGGAGGGGCGTCCATCACTCGGCCCCCGCCTCGACCGCGTCTTCGACGGCCAGGAGCTCCCGCCCGTGGGCGACGGCCTGGTCGATGGCATCACTGCGGCTGATCCCCGAGTCGATCGCGGCCCGCATCACCGACCGGCAGGCGGCCTTCACCGAGTCCGGGAACTCTCCGATCTCGACGATCCTCGGATCGAGAGGGGGGGCGGCCGGCGGCGGGGGGGAAACCGCCGCCGGCTCGCCGTCGGCCAGCCAGAGGGCAAGCTGACTGCCGAACTCCTCATCGGGCTTGTCGATCAACTTGTCTTGGAATCGCCCGGTGCGGTCCTTGATCACGTTGGCGATGTGCTCGGTGGAGATCTCCAAGAGCAAGTCGAACTCGTACTCGATGCCCTTGCCCTGCTCCGGGGCCATGCCGATCCGCTGGGGAACCTTCTTCCCGCGGCCGTCTTCCACCGTGGTCCATTCGGTCTTGCTGCGGATCGTGGCCAGGACATGGCCCGGGAAGTCCAGGATCGCGTTGACCAACTTCTTCTGTCGCGGCGTCCCCTCGGACCACGCCGACCATGTGTTGCCGCGGTACTTGGCCTTGGCCAACTTCTCGACCTCTTCGAGGAGCGATTGCCAGCCGTGGCTCAGGCTGTCGATGATCAAAACGTCGTAGCCGTGGGCCGACTTGATGGCCTCGATGTAGCCATCGATCGAATAGTCGGTGAGATCCTGAACGTCGAAGTCGAAACGGTCGCTGTACTTCGATGCCGATCCACGCTCGGTGTCGATGAATGCGATCGTCCCCGTCGGGCCCGCCAAGCCGCGGGCTATCCGAAGGACGGAGAACGTCTTCCCTCCACCGGACGGGCCCAGCACGGCCGCCCGGAGCCTTGCTTGTGCCTTCGTTGCCTTGCGAAATCCTGCCATCACACTCCCCCTTTTTTCTCTCGCCCCTTGCGTGGCGGGACGACCGAACTGCTCGGTCTCTTGATCCCCCGCCGCGCTGCATCCGCTTGATCCTCTGACCACGCTGCCCGGATCTCTTTCAAAGCCTTCCGGAGCTTCCTCGAGATCGTGATCGTGGCCATGCCTGCCCTCCGTGATCCCGCCGGCGGTTCCACCACCGACGGGCCGCTCCTGTGACTCCCGCTCCGCGGGCTCCCTGCCGAGGCCTCCAGCCCCGGCCCGTCCTTCACTCCAACTCGCTGGGGTCGAGGACCAGGAGGTCCATCGGGATACCCTCAGTCACCGGCTCGACGGGAGGAGCCCCGTAGACCTCGAGCATTCCCGCGATGGCCCCGGCCGCTTCCCGATCCCCTGGCTGTTCGTCGTTGCTTTGCATTGCGTTTCCCCTCGGTGAATCCGATCGCTCTGATGCCTGATGCCCCGGGCCGCCGCCAGAAAGACTTCCGGTGACCAGCCAGCCCGAATCTCTGCCGTGATCCGCTCGACGTCGGCCTCGGTCGGGTCGTCGTCGAGGGGGAGTCCGGTGAGGACTGACCACTCGTGTCGAACCTCCCCGACCGATCGCCCCATCACCCAAGCCGTCCGCTCGTTGCTCAGCCCGATCTGCCAGCAGAGGTGAGCCAGGCTCCGGTCGAACGGCAGAGCCGCGCCCCCGAATCGCCCTGGCTTCTTCCCCGCTGCCGCCTGCTTTGCCCTCTTCCTTGCCGTTGCCCTCGTCCCCGTGTCCGACATCCCCTCGCCCCCGTTGGTGTTCTTCCGTTCAGTTAGTTCAGGGAAGATAGACCAGCCGGGGGCGGGATCAACCCACCCCAGACAGCCCAACTGTCCACCCTGGAAAACTCGGGGGAATCGGCTTGGACACTTGCCGTGAATGGGCTGCCGAGCCCGATCAATCCTCCCGCATGCGGGAAGATGAGGGCGAAAGATATGAAACGCCCATCAAGCCTGTCAAGAGGATCTTCCCGCGTGCGGGAAGAATCGCAGAAACGGCCGAGAAATGGCCTGAATCAGTTCTTTTTGAAACCTTGCCGAAGCCCGCCAACTGTGCGCGGCTTGGCGGCGTATCTGCGAACGTCCTTGTCTCGCAACGCTAGTTCGCGGCCGAACTTGGCCGCATAGATCTTGTCGGCGGCAACCAACTTGCGCACGCCCGAGGTGCTCATATTGAGCAACTTGGCCGCGTCAGCGGTGCAAAGCCAGTCGATGCCTTCCGGCCCTGGGAGTCCCATGCGTTTCATATCCCCAGCATTGCCAGCGCTTCCGCCGTGGGCAACACGGGGAAACCGACAATTCACCGACGCTCTCCCTTGCGTAGGGTTGAGCGTCTGACCAAGTCCGAACGGAGAGGGCTCCGCTCGTACTGGCGGGGTTGTACCTATGTTCACTAGGGCTACCCTGAGCAAACACGGCATGGATGCCATTCACTTGAGGGGATGCCATGCTTCTGCGTCAACTGCTGATCGACCGATACGCCCCGGTGAAGGGGCTCTCCGACCGAACCGTCGCGATCTACGGCTCGACCTTGGACAGGTTCCGGGACTTCCTGAAACGGGAGCCGACGGTCGACGACCTCGAGGAGGACATGATCGCCGCATTCCTGTCATGGAGGGCAAAGACGGTCCACAGCGAGAAACGTGGCCTGCCCTCCCCGGGGACGATCGCGAAGGACCGGACACAGTTGCTCTGCCTCGCGCTCTATGCCTTCCGGAAAAGGTTGATCGCGGAGTTTCCCATCGTGAAGCCGATTCGGAAGGCCCAGCGTCTCCCCCGCGGATTCACGGCCGAAGAGGTGGGGCGGATGATCATGGCGGCCAGGAAGCGCCAGCGGACCCTGGCGGGCCTGCCGGCAGGGTGGTGGTGGTCGACGTTGATCTACTCGGCTTGGTGTACGGGGGCCCGGATCGGTGAACTGATGGCGCTTCGCTGGAAGGATGTCCGGGGGGAGGAGATCGTCTTCCTCGCGGGGACGCGGAAGGGCCACACGCGCGACATCGCCCGGAAGATCACGCCCGATCTCGCGGCCGAGCTCGAGCTCCACCGCCGATGCCCCGGCGATCTGGTCTGGCCATGGCCACACCGGCCGACGTCGATATACCACTCCATGAGAATCCTTTGTGATCAGGCCGGCGTACCACAGAGGCGATTCCACGCTCTCCGGAAGGCATCGGCCAGCTACGTTGCCGCGGCCGGCGGGGATGCCGTGGGCCACCTCGACCACAGTGATGCGAACATCACGAGGGACCACTACCTTGACGACCGGATCGTCGGGAAGGCGGCGGGGGTGGATTTCCTGCCACGGCTCGACCTGGGCGACAATGCCCCATTCGTGCCCGACCAGGCCCAATTCGTGCCGGACCCGGAATAGCCGGCGGCGTGGTACTATCCCAGCAGGAGGGCCGCTAGATGAGCAAAGATACCGCACCAAAGGTGAGAGAGCCGGCGGGGTTTGTCGTCCTTGATTTGTCGGTGAAGGTTGCGACGAACGCTTGGACAGACTTCTCCGACAACAACGATTTCCGGAACGAGCGCGCGGCGTCCGACAAAACTCATTTTGAAGCCGCAGACCCAAACCACCTTGGATACGTCATTGGAATCCGTGCGACCGATTTGATCTGGAGCGTTCTCGAAGGAAGCGGAGATCGCGAATCGCTTCTCGGATTCCTCGAAGGCGTGAAAAGCAGGGTCGATGATCGCATCCGCGAGATGGACGCGGCCGACAGGGATTGGAAAGATCCGCAGTGACCATGACGGCCCGTCAGATCATCGCGTGGATGCCCATCACGATCCCGGTGGCCCTGCTGCTGCGGTGGCTGGTAGGGTGAACTTTCGCACGACACGAAACGAGGAACAACAGATGGAATCGAAAGGCGAAATGGTTTTGCCGGTGGTCGGAGGGCCGATGGACGGACAACTACACCCCTGCTCCACGGACTTCGTGAGCTTCGAGGAGTTGGCCGCAGACGGGTCGACCGTCGAGCACACCTACCGCCGTGAGTTGATGTGCGTCGGCGGGCCCTGGGTGCTTTCGTTCGTCCAGACAATCCCGCCGCCGAAGGATCTCAAGATCAGCGTCCCGTGAACGTCGCCACCACCCGCTCCCGCAGCTGGTCGACGGTCCCGTCGTTGACGATCAGGCGGTCGATCAACCGCAGCGGGAGCCCCGCCTCGGACTCGTGAGCGGCCACGGGCTCGACCCCGGGCCGATGGATCATCCAGACCTCTCCGCCCTCGGAGCGGATCTGCCGGGCCTCGTTGGGGAATCGGACATCGGGGACGACGATCACCCCAAGCCCGGCCGCGGCGGCCTGCTCCCACCGCCAGAAGGCGACACGGAGCCAGATGTCAGGGCAGATCATCTGCCGGCCCCACTCCGTCCCGAGGGTCTGGAGCAGTTGCCGAGGGGATGCCCCGAAGCCAGCGAGGGGCCGCTCCTTCGCGGAGCGGTCCCGGAGGACTCCCTCGGGGACGCCAAGCATGGCGGCCAGGCCCTGGTAGAGCGGGTCGGCAAATGCGATTCGGTGGCCCCCGGGGATCATCGAGGCGGCGAGGTCTTTGCCGGCCCCGGCGGGGCCTGTGAATCCGATGATGTGTCGCATGCCCTCACCCTCCCGCGCTCTGCCCTCGGATCAACCCCCGTCTGCCACCAGCATCCCGGCCAGCCCGCCGCCGGCCCGATAGAACCATGTCTCCATCGCCTGCCGACTGCCGATGAAGCCCTCCTGGGAATGCCAGTCATCGGGCGGGCACAGGGCGGGGGCGGTCCTGACGACCACACCGTCGACCGTGTCGATCCCATCGGAGTCGATCACCCGGCGGATCTTGCTGGCCTGCTTGTGGAGGTGGCCCGTGTGGATCTCCCGGTATCGGCACCGGGCCCACGCTTCGCGGGCCTCTAACGTCATCAGCGACGGGAGCTTGGCCCGGGCCTTGTCGCCATGAGCGAAGCCCAACAGGTTGCCTTGGTGCTCGAGGTACTGGCGATGGGTGTAGACGTTGTGGACCGTCACCCGGCGATCCTTCGCGAAGTGGGTCCGCAACAGCAACCGGAACCACGCGGTCATCGTCTCGTCGTGATTGCCGGGGACGATCACGCAGTCGGTCGGGGCGGTCTCGGCGGATCGCTCGACCAGGGCAACCAGGGCGGAGGAGCCCGTCTCGATCATCCGCTCGAGTCGGCCGTCTCGCTCCAGCTGTGTCCCGCGGGTCGTGGTCGCTGACGGCGTGTCGTAGTGAAACAGATCCCCGAGGAATGCAATCGTGCGACGACCAGGGCGGTGAGCGTCCCCGGCCTCGAGGAGCCCGAGCCCGGCGGAACGGACCAGCCGATCGGCGTGGTCGAGATCGTAGTCATCGCCCCCGGTGGTCTTATGCCAGGCGTACTTGGCAAAGTGGGTGTCGGCAACCACCAACACCTGCCACGGGCCGGGGCGGGCCTTCGCGGCCTTCGCCTTGGGGCGTCCGATGCCCCCGGCCTTCGCGGCCCCGGCGATCATCGCGGCGACGAGCTCCGCGACGGCTGGCCCACCGCGGGGGCGGAGCCGAACGAACACCCGGTGAAGGACTGTGACGACCGGCTTCCCGGTGTCGCGGTCGACGGTGGCCACCTCCCACTTCGTCGCCTCCGAGGCGGACACCTCGAAACGGGCCATGTCGGCCTCGATGTGGAGGAGCAGATCCTCGACGGTGCGGATCGTCCGGGAGGTCGAGCGGTACTCGAGGTCGGCCCCCTCGCGGCGCTCGGTCACCTGCTCCGCGTCGGGGGCGGGCTTCGTGGCGGCGGCGGCAACGGACTCGGCCACCGCGTGCTTCAGTCCTCGCGCTTGTTGAACCATCTGAACACCTCCGCGCGGGTGACGGTGATCAGGCCGCGGGCCTTCAACACCCGGTGGATGGAGTCCGATACTGCCGTCTTCGATCCCTCGGTCCTGCCCTCGCGGAAGTCGGCCCGGATCTCGACGAGCTCGGCCTGGACGTCGGGGGCGATCTTGTCGAACCAGCCGCGCGGGCCTTTTTTGTTCTCGGTGATGCCGCGGATGATCTCGTCCTTCAGCGAGGGGGCTTTCGGGGGCATCGGCGGCGCTCCTTCTTCTCGGGCTGTTCCGTGGGCGGATCCTGGGACCGCCGGCCGAACTCGATCAGCTGGGAATCCTCTGCCTCGGCCTGGCCGGTGATGTCGTCTTCATCGAGCCCGGACCAGGTCTGGCCCGGCCCCTTCTTCGCCTTGCGCGATGCCATGGGCAACCTCCTTCCTTGCGGCCTCGATGGCCCGGGCTACCAGGATCCGGGCCGCGGTGGCGATGAACGGAAGGGACTTTTTCTCGGCGGCCTCCCGCAGGTGCGAGACGATCTCCTCGATCCGCCGCCAGCATTCATCCGGCCCCCAGGCGTCGAGCATCGCGGCATAGTCGGAGCAACCGCAGGAGCCGTCGTCCTTGATTCCCCACCATGCCAGGGAGCGTTTCAACTGGCATCCGGGGCCGCAGGCATGGAGGGCAAGTCGGCCGCCGAACTCACCCGGGGAGTAGGTGCGGACCAGATCCCAGTAGGCCGCGTCGGGGATGTCGACCACCTCTCCGACATCGGGATCAAAGCGCCAAAAACCGCTCCCGAGGATCGCTTCGACGTACCCCGCGGGCCGCATGTGCGCGACGGCTTTGACAGCATCGAGGGAGACGAGCATTACGGCGGGCTCCCGATCGGGGTGCATGCGGCGGCCTGGGTCGCGTTGTCGATGGGAGTGATGTTCCACCCCTCACCGTTTGCGCCTCCACATCCTGTCGCTGACGGGAACCCAGGAGGCTGGGATCCCTCCGCCCATGGGGGATTGCTGAAAGCGTTGTTCGCCACGTTAAAGAACCAGCCGGCGGAGTTTGGTTGGCAAGGCGAATCACCCCATCCGCCGGGGACTCCGTCTGGAAAGACGATAACATTCAGGACAGGATTAAAATACGACTGGCGGTAGCACCGCACGAACCGAGAAACGGTTATCTGCCCGTAGTTGGCATACTGCCGAAAGCAGTAGCAGATTACGCCAGTGCAGCAGCAGGCTTTATTAGCGGCCAGCCCGCCACCCTTCAGGAGTAGCAGGCCGTTATAGGTTATGAGCCCTGCCACCTCAGTAGCCGCCTTGATTGTTGCTGTACGGGGTGACGCACTCGGTCATTCCAATTTCGACCGGCGTCCCTTCCTCAATGGAGTGGACCCAGACCTTTTTCCGGCGGAATACCAGCTTCGATGTCGTGACACCCGAGGCTGTCGTCGACACGATCTCGGCGGTGTAGACCAACTCGACCTGATCGGACTCGGGCGCGATGAGGTAGTGTTGTCCTTCGGCGGTCTCTCCGATCATCACCCACTTTCCGGAGAGAACCTTGCCGAAGTTGTTGAAGGCGTTGAAGGTCTCGCCGGTCGCTGCCTCTGATCCAGGCGTCCCGCCGTAGACCACCAGGGAAGTCGTCGTGCCCTTCTCCCACACCGACGTTGTCCGTGAGAGCTTTACCGAGCCTCCGCCAGCGCCGACGACGTAGTAAAAGCCGTGGCGGTTCAATTGGACGGTGACGAAATCGCCCGACTTGAATGCTGCCACGCGGTTGTATGCCGTGAGCGTGACACCAGTGTTTGTCTCGCTGCCCGGCTCACCGGCCCAGACCTGGAGCGTGGCGGAGGAGTTCTTGGACCAGGCCGCGGTTGTCTTGCACAGGACCGAGTCGGCGTCGTCGCCGGATCCGTAGTCGGCAGGTTGCGAGGTGCCACCTCGGCCGCCGTTCTCCACCCCACGGACGGCGCGGGCGATCCGGCTCCATGTTTCGCGGGATGCCCCGACAATTCGCCTTGTCATGATGGGGTTCCGAACGCGGAGGTGAAGGAGATTTTTCCGTAGGGGTCGAAGTCGAGCGCCACGGGAGGCGTCCCCGGCGGGAGGGCGACACCGCTGGCCAGAGCGACAGCCTGTTTCACCGGCCGTCCTTCCCTGCCGAGGATGGCCCGCCTGTTTGTTCCGGTGCTCGTCGGCATTCCGGTGGCATCAACACGCTCGTTGAACCCCATGTCCCAGGGTTTGACGTGCCAGGTGTCTTCCTTGTAGTCGATCTCGAACGTGCCCTCCCAGTAGGCGGTTGCCGTTTGGGTTGCTCCGCTTTGGGTAACGATGATCCTCTTTTGAAGATTCCCGAAGGTGCATTTCCAGGTGTCGACCGCACTTGAACCAAGGCTCGGCCAGAGATCGTTGTTGGTCTTGTTCGACGATCCTTTGATCTGCGCGAACGCCGTGTTGATCGACGTATAGGAACGAGTCAGCGTCCACCCCATGTAGCAGATCTCGCGCTCCATCCCCTCGAGCGGATCGCCTGCGGAGTTGGCAAGGATGTTGTTGTTGCGGTCCTGGTAGAACGGCAGCGTTTGCGTCGTTCCGCGGGCTTGCCATGCGTCCATCGGCAGGCCGGTCATCGGGTCCACTTCGACGGTCGGAACGTAATATTGAACCGTCACCGACCACAGCAGCCCGGAGCCATCGGCCGCGGAGTAACTCCACTTCATCGCCTTGCAGGCGGCGAACGACGGGTGAGCAGTCCCGTAGGCCACGCCGGGGGCCGTGAGGATCGCGGCCACGCTGGTCGTCGGCGGCGGTGCATCGACACGCACCAGCCACGTTTCTGACAGGTTGTGCGACTGCCGAAACTCCCCGTCACCGGAGGCTTTGTTGGGCGTGTACTTGGTTGCGATGACGGCCATGATTTATCCCGCGAAGGACAACTCCTCGATGTCGACACCCATGTCCTCGGTGTTGTCGGCAATCCTCTCGGTGGCCCGAGCCGTCCGCTCTGCCGCGTCTTCCGTCTCGCCACGCATCAAGCGGAACATTTCCGCTATGCCTTCCTTGGAGCGGGAGTCGACGGCCCGCAGCTCTTGGTTGGCGGCAGTGACGCCGGCGGCAACACCAGCGGCGACCCCGCCGCCGGCAATGGTCGTCTTGTTGGCAACGTCCATCTGCCCGGCCGACAGCCTCGACTTTGCCAGGGCCGCGTCGAGGGCTGCCGTCAGAGGGCCTGCCCCGCCGCCCCCGCCACCCGAGCCGAAGGCGTTGGAGAAGTTCTCGCCCGCCAGGGCAAAGTTTCCGCGGGCGCTGACGGCGATCCTCTCGGAGAGCTCCTTCGCGGCGCTGGAGAACAAGCCGACGATTCCCACCGCCCCGGTCAACACCGTCTGGAACATCGCCGTCCAGGCTCGACCCACGCCGGCCATGTAGGAGGCCGATCGGCTGATCATCTCCGCCACGTTGCCCCAGATGGCCCCGATGCTGCCGACGAACTCCCACACACCCGTGAGCCCGGAGATCAGGAAATCGCCCACGCCGGCCATGTAGCGGGCGGCCTCGATGATGCCCTCCCCGATGGCTTGGCCGATGTTGGTTCCACCCATCGAGCCCACGAAGTCAGTGAACGTGGTGGCGATCGCCGTGATCGACGGGGCGAGGTATGCGGTGATCTGCTTGACGATGCCACCGATGGCCGCGTGGACCTTGCTGAACGAGTCGTTCATGGCCTCGACGTCCCGGCCCTGGGCCCCGGTGAGGGCCATCCCGAACCGCTGGGCCTCCTCGGTGGCCTCCCGGATTGATCCGGCCCCGCCGGCAAACAGGGGGAGCATCTCGGCACCGGCCCGGCCGAATAGCTTGACCGCAGCGGCGGCCCGCTCTGCTTCCGTCGGGAGCCCGGCAATGGCATCGGTGATCGCGGAGAATCGCTCAGCAGAGGACTTCCCCTGGAGATCGGCCAGCGAGAGCCCGATGGCCGCGAAGCCCGCCTGAGCCGTCGCGGATCCCTGGGCGGCCTTCACGAATGCCACATCGGCTTTGGTCGCGGCCTTCCCGATGACGTCCATCGAGACCCCGGCGAGGTCGCCAGCGTGGGCCAGACCGGCCAACTCCGAGTAGGTCATCCCGAGGCGGGCCGACATCTTGCTCGTCGAGTCGATCACCTCGGCCTGGGCCAGGCCAACACCCACCAGGGATCGGGCGTAGCTCATGGCGGTCGACGCGACGGAGCCGAGCAGCTGGGCCCCGCTGATCGCGTTCAGCATCTGCATCCCGCCGCGGAGGCTGGCAACGTCCTTCTGGAGCCCCTTCAGGGAGGAGCTTGCCTTCGAGACGCCAGCCGACAGCCCGGCGCTCGAGGCGGTGAAGATCGCGGAGACTTTGCCGATGCCGGCCATATCAGATTCCTTGGGCTTCCATCTGGGCCGCGAAGAACGGGATCCGTCGCAGCTGGGCTTTCAACTCCTCTTCGGTCTGGACCGGAGAGCGGTAGCTCGGCAGGAACTTTTCCTCGAAGTCAGGCTCGACCTTGGCCCCCTGGGCCGCCGCCGTCACCGCGGCCAATTTCCCCGACCTTGCCCACTCATCACCGAAGGGCTCGACGCGCCAGAAGGCCATCCACCATTTCAGCTGTCGGAGCGTGATCCGCTTCGACAGCGCCTCGACATCCCACTCGTCACACGCCAGGGCCAGCCTCCCGAGAAACAGGGTCAGGGGCTGGCCGCGGATTTTTCCGCCTCGGCTTCGATCTCCTTGTCGTCGACCTTGAGCAACTCGATCCCGACCTTCCACACCTCGAGGAGCCCGTCGGGCTTCCAGGCCGCCAGGGTCGGGACGTCGGCATCGGTGAACAGCCGCTTCCCCGCTTCGTCGCACAGGAGCAGACAGGCCACCTTCGCGCGCCACGGGGCCGGCTGGCCCTTGTTGGCCTCACAGAACAGCGCCCACTCGTCATAGGCCTGGGCGGTCGGATCGAGGAGGAAGACATCACCGCCCCACGCTGCGACATGGAGCCGCGTCGGGGGGGCAGTCTTGTTGGCCTCGAGGCCGAGGAGATCGTCTCGCGTGAGCATGGTTACCCCATGAACTGGAACTGGTAGGAACCTTGGATCAATTCACCGGCCGAGCCGACACGCTGGACGCTCGCCAGTTGGGCGGGCCAGCTCGTCGTGTTGCCAGCGATGGTGAAAGACAGCGTGGCCGAGAGGCCGATGTCGGAACGGGCGAAGGGAGGGTTCCCCCAGCAACGAAACGCGATCGAGCCGGGCTCGATCATGGTGATCTCGACTTGGCGGATCACCCGCGTGTTCCCACCACTGCCGACGATCGTGGCCGTGGAGCCGGTGGTGTCAGTCGGGGACGCGGCGGAGTATTGCTCGTCGAATCCGATCAAGCCACCGAGCGCGACCCCGCCAAATGAAACGGAGACGTTTTGCGCGGATGGGATAGCGGTCATGGACCGTCCCCCATTCAGCCAGAGATCTTGAAGGTGGCCGTTCCCCTGACGTACTCACCGACAGCGCCACCCTCTTCGACATCCGTACAGAAGGCGTTGCCGGTGATCGCCAGACCGGAGCAGGAGATCGCGTACTTCGTGCCCTTGGTCGGGGGATTCTTCCCGAAGTATTCCAGGCTGATTTCGTCGCCGTCCTTGAGTGGCTCGGCCTGATAAATCCGCAGCGAGTCGGCGGCCTGGGAGCAGTCGGAGACATCGACAAGCGGGCGGGACTCTTTCCGCTTGATGTTCGTGGCGCGGAACTCGATGGAATTGAAGGAGAACGTGAGCCCTTGCATCGTGTCGATGACTGCGGGAAGTGCGGGCATTGTCACTCTCTCCAGCGGATGAAGATTTGCAGCTCGATCACGAAGTAGGACGGCAGATCCTGCCCATCGGTGAGGTAGACGGCCGTGCCGTCTCGATCACTCCTGACGTGAACGTGGTCGATAATGGCCCCCTGCCCCGTGCCGGTGAAGTTCTGGACCGCGCCGACGATCGCGTCGGCCACAGTCCGGGCCGAGGTCCAGGTGGCCCCGCACACCTCGAGCGTGAACTCCCCCTCCGCGAAGCCCGTCAGGCCGCTGGTCTGGAGGGGCCGCTCGGTCGATTCCCGGGAGTAGACGACGAAGGGCAGGGCCGCGGATTCCGACACGGCCACCGGCCAGGCCAGAGCCCCGGCGGTGGTCTCGATCGTGGCCTTGAGCCATGCCTCGGGGCTGCTCATTCAGCCTCCCCGGCCGGGTCGGCCTCGATCACGCCAGCGGCCAGGAGCTCGGCCAGCGTGGCGGCGTCGACGAAGAGGGCATCGCCCGGGAGGTAGTGGCCCCAGGGCTTCGTGAATCGGACGAGGACGGTTTCCATGATGGATCTCCGGGGAGTCAGAGGGCGGCGCGGCGGGCTGCTTCCTGGGTGGCCCGCTCGAGGCTCACACCCATTTCGATTTCCATGTTCGACAGGATGCCTGACCGCTTGGCGGCGAGCGTGTCGCGCAACATATGTTTCGGGGGCATGGTCCCGGTGGAGCCCTGGCCAGCGCTGAAGGAGTTGCCTCGGATTCCCTTCCGGCGGCGCGGCTTGCTGCCGGCCTCGACCAGGACGGAGTGGTCCCCCTTCTGGTTCTTTTTCTTGCCCTTCCGGCTGAAGCCCACGATCCCGATGGCGGTTCCGCGGAAAGCCTCGTTGGCCCCGCGGGAAACCTTGGTGCCGAACTTCACCACGGTGATGACCGATCGCCGTAGGTTGCCGGTTTTTCCGCGGGGTGTCGCGGCCTTGAGCGCCGGCGTGAATGGCTTGATCGACCGCCGGATCGCGGCCTTGAGGTGCTTCCGGGCCACTGAGCCGGGGAGCTTGGCATAGGCGCGGATCAGGTCATCGATGTCGCGATTGGACTTCTCAGAGAAGAACGCGGAGAAGAAGAGGCCCGGGGCGCTCATGTCTTTTTCTCCGCGGCCTGGATTGTCTGCTCGGGATCGGCGTCGTCACCGACGACCGAGGAAACCACCAGGATCCGGCCGAGCCGGCTTTCCCAGATGATCCGGGATGAACCGTCGAGGCCTGGGACCGATGGCACCACGATCAGGTAGGAGGCCTGCCCGGATGTCTGGCCCTGGTCCTGGGTCTCGCTGTAGCCGATCTGCTCGATCGATCCCCGGCGGCGGGCGATCTTCACCCAGGAGATCGATGCCACCTCACCCACGGCGTTCCGCGTCTCGACGGGGCGCTCGAAACGGAAGGTATGGGTCTTGTTGCCGGCGGCGGTGCGGTCACCCATCAGTAGGCTCCCGTGATCGAGATCGACGCCAAGAGCGTCTCGATGCCCATGGGGAGCTCGTTGGCAATCGTGCCGGTAACCACGCCCTCGCGGTTCTTGAATCCGTGGGCGACATACAGCAGGATCACGGACTCGGCGGCGGGCTCGATCCGGCCGCCAGCGGGGGGCCCTGCCCAGTAGGTCACCACGAGCGGGGCGTCATCGTCGAACGTCGGCCAGGCGGTGAACCGGATCACCGCTGGGGTCGAGTCGGAATCGATCGAGTAGGTGGCCGGGTTGACGGCCACCCCGCCCACGGTGATGGCCAGCGGGTGTGTCCCGTCCACCAGGAGCGGCGGGAGCGGGATCCGGATCTCGTCCCGGTGGTGGTAGTGGTGATGCCAGAGGCCGTGATGATGGCCGTGGTTGTCGAGGTCACCGACGATGGTGGCCCTGAACTGCCGGGTTGCCAGCGTCGTCCCGAGGCGCTGCTCCACCAGCCGGCGGCCGGTGGAGATCAAGCGCAGCAGGAGAGCGTCGTCGTCGGACTGCTCCGGGAGTAAGCCCACCTGGCCCTTGGCAGAAGCCAGAGAGACGGGCTCGACCTCAGGCTCGGAGAGTTGCTTCAGGGAGCGGAGCTTCAGCATGGGGCCCCCTGGTCACTTCGTGGCGCGTTGGACATTCTTCGCGGGACGGGCGTCGGCACGCTCGATGACGGGCTCGACGACGGGCTCGGGGGCGGCGACGAACGTGGCCAGGCCGCTGTCGACGAGGTGGCGGGCCATCCCCTCGGGGAACGACACGACGGCACCGGCCTGGTGATCGCCCCAATAGGAGCGGAACTTGATCGAGAGCGAAGGCATGGACATCGGGGGCTCCTGAAAGAAAAACGGCCGGGCGAGGTTGGTTCCTCGCCCGGCCGCGGAGAGTCACGGGCGGATGATGGGATGGGATCAGCTGGTGGCCTGGACGATCGCACCGGCGTACTCGGGGCCGTGGTTGCTCAGACCGAACCGGCCGTGAGCGAGGAAGACCGTCTGGTTTTCGCGGGCCTTGAGTTCGCGGAGCGGGGTGACCGAGAGCTCCTTCCGCATGGCCAGCGCGGTGGTCATGCGGTAGGCACCGTACACGGCGAGGACGTTGGCTGGCAGAGCGTCGGTCTTGAACACCGGAACTCCCCACACGCTCATCGTCGGAGCGCCACCGCCGACCATCGGCTGGACGAACCGCGTCCCCTCGAGGGCGAGGAGTTGGCCCCAGCCGGCGGCCGAAACGACCCAGGCGAAGTCCCCCATCACCATCGGATCGATGGAGCCGATGACGGCTCCGACGTTGGCCGCGGAAATGTTTCCGCCGACGGCCACGGTCGCCTTCCGGCCGGCTGCGATGCCGGCGTAGAGCCCGGCGATCGAGTTGCCGGCATGGCCTGCCAGCCAGGTCGAATCGTAAAACTTGGCGTAGGCGTTGCCGATGAACTGCGTGACGTAGCTGGCAACGTCGATGGGCGAATCGTCCAGCAGGTTGTTGCTGACATCGACCTCGGCCTTCGCGTCGTAGACGGTCAGCGTCACCTTCGAGGTCGTCGGATCCTGCGCGGTGGGCGCGGTGTTCTCGGCCACGAAGTCGGCAGTCACCGCCCCGAGCTTCGGGACGTCGACCGTCCGGCTGTTGGTGTTGAGCGTGAGCGCGAGTTGCGCCCCGATCGACTGCCGGTTGATGACGTTGACGATCTCGTTGTACAAGTCCACCGGCGGGTTGAACTCGGGGCCGGCACCGGCGGAGCCGGTCTCGGACAGGGCCCGGGCGTTCACCGTGCCATCACGGAGGCCGCGGAGATACTGCGACACGCGGAGAAGGCGGGCCTCGTCGGAGTAGACCGTCCGGCCGAAGTTGGTCAGCTGCTGGGCCTGGGCCTGCTCGCCCTCGCCAGAGCCTCGGCGGTCGGCAGCGTTGCTGGCCGCGCGAGTCATCCGGGCGAGACGCGCGTCGGTGGCATTCTCCCGCTCGAGCTCCGCCGACACGGCATCGGCCCGGGCTTCGAGCTCACCAAGGCGGCCGAGGTTGTCGGCCTGCTCCTGGTCACTCTCGGGGGCGGCGGAGCGGAGGGCCTCGATGTCCCCGTGGATCTTCGATGCCTCGTCCTGGAGCTTGCGGCGGTTGCTGACGGGATTCATCGGGGATCTCCGTGGGGCGGTGTGCGGTGTCGACGATGACGCACGATCACGGAGAAGCCGATGTCGGTGAAGTTTCGGTGGTAACGTACAACCGTCTTACTTCCGGCAGCCGCAGGGGCAGTCCTTATCGCATCGCATCTCGATGCGTCCGTCCGGTCGATAGATGCCCGCCTGGCACTTCCCCGCACACCCACACTTCGCCGGTGCCGGTGCCGGGGGCGGCGTCGGTGCCGTCTCCGGGGCGAGCGAAGCGTAAGCCGCGGCGACGGCCGCGGCGGCGCGTGGGGGCTCGCGGTCGATCTCCTGCGGGTCGGCGGAGAGGGAGGCCAACAGGGCGAGGATCGAGCGGTACAACGTCATCACCAGCCCTCCCCGTGGTCAACGACCCGATGCCCCTCGGCGTCAACCGACGGCGCGTGGACAAGCTGCCGGCCGTCGGCCTGCGGCGGTGCGGGCTCGGCGGCCATCGCGGCCCACAAGCCCAGCCGGGCCGCGATCCGGGCCAGCCGGCCGACGGCGGCGAGGACCGGCCGTTGCGGCGTCGGGTTGATCGGTGACGACGGGCTGGAGCCGAGCCACCAGCCGAGGGCCAGGGCGACGAGGACGGTGGAGACGAGCTTGCGGTCGACGATCATGGCGGCCTCAGGGAGCGAGGGAGTAGGTATTGGCGACGGCCTCTGGTGCGGGCTGGAACCACTGGCCGTGATCGATCGGCACCGGCTCCCA